GCCCTTTTGGAGCATCATCAGCCCCTTGTTGTCGCGGGTCGCATTGAACAGCTTGAGGCGCTTGAACAGCTGATCGCCATCGGAAGCCAGAGATTCCGCTAGTTCCGTCTTGATGCCCATCACCGAGAAAGCGTGGATCAGGTCTGACACGCTATGCCAATCTCGTACCCAAGAGTCGACGTAAGGTTTCATCATTTGCGTCAGCGACAAGCCGCCGAACGCATAGGCTGGCTTCAGGATGTCCGGCACCTCGCGGGCGACGAAGCGCAGCAGCCGTGAGCCGTGAACCTCTTTGCCTTGGACATACCAGGAAGTCGGCAGATACCAATCGTCTTGTAGCGGGTCGTTGCTGTCATATTGCGTCGGGTAGCACCATACCGCCTCGACTGTGCCGATCCGCTTCAGTTTGTCCCCGGCCATTTTCTGCGCCGAGATCGCATGCGTGCCGTCGCCGATCGAGGTCCGCAGTTCGGATCGGTCGTTCACGTCGCAACAGTCTATGAACAGATGCGCCCGTCCGAAGAAGCTGTCCTGTATAGATAGGCGGTGGAAAACATCCTTGATGTTTAGCCGCTTCATCGCGCCTTCGATGGCGGCAATCTTGTCGCTCTTGTCGTCATCTCCTGTCGATTGCAGCTTTATCCACTTCTTCGTGGCGTGCATGGCTAGGATTTCTGCAGCACGCCTATACTCAGTTTGTGTTGATAGTTGCGCGAGTGTTGGATATCCGAGCCAACTTGTCATGCCCATGAAGTCCATGGACATCATGCTCATGTTCGCCGCGGCCCAGGTGATCGGCGCGCGAATGTCCTCGTCCATCGCCAGTTTAGTATTCGGCGGCAGAACGCCCGGCGGGGGCACGGCGGGGGCGAACCAGTCGAGAGGGCTGACGGCCGGCGGGTCGCCGCGGCGCCGGTCCGGGACGCTCATGCGGGCGATGATCGAGTCCGTGATCTTCGGCTTCGCGGGTTGGCGAGCGGACGGCTTTGCGGGCTCGGCATCGTCGGTCGGGGTCGCTTGCTTGGCCTTGGTGCTCAATACCGTCCTCCCGCCGCCAATCGATCAAGCACCGTATCGCTGATTACCAGTGGCCTAGATCCCAGCCCGACAAGGCCGAACGCCCGGCTCAGCGCGTCCACCTGGTCGTCGTGTGCCCCGCTCGGGAATCCCCGCAGCTCGTCCATGAGTTGGGCATTCCACGGCGCCCGGACCATCGCCAGATTGCCGCCATTGCACTGCGCTGCGACGGGCATTGCCCGCGTCGATTTGTCGCCCGTCTCGGTGCTGCTCGATACCCTGTATCCTGCCAGTTTCCGCGTCAGATAGAGCACCTGCGCTTTGCCCGCCTGTCCTGGGTCCTGCGGCAGAGAGATCGGCACGCCGCGGCCGTCCCGCGAGGCGGTGGCCACCACAGCAGCCTCCACCTCGTCCGGGCCGCCACGGAGCCGCACCACGTCGCCGATTACAAATCGGCCCTCGTCCGTGCGCCCGAGTAGCAGCCCGACCGTCCAGTCCGAGTCACGCGTGCCGGTCTGCGCTGTCGCGGCGAGATCCCACGCCCGAACCCACCGGATGCCGGCCGGGGCCGCATCGAGGGCCGTGCCCCGCTCGACCTTAAACAGCGCCCCCTCTGGTGGCCTCGGGTCCTGCTGGTAGAGGGCGGACCAGTCACGCTCGCCGATCGCCATCCTGACCCGGTCCAGTGCGTCTCTGTCGTATGCCTCCGGCCACAGCGCATCACCGGGCTGGCGTCCGAGCGGGTCATCATCGACAGCCAGGGCCGGCAGCCGCAGCACCTCCCACTGATCGCCGCCAGAGGCCATCTCCGCCAACAGCCTGCCGCCCAGGTCATCCTCGTGCCAGCGCGTCATCGTTAAAATTACAGCGCCGCCCGGCATCAGCCGGGTGTAGGCGGTGGAGCGATACCAGGACCATGTCGCCTCGCGCGTAGTTTCGCTCTCGGCCTCGGCCCGAGATTTGACCGGGTCGTCGATATTGAGGATATCGGCGCCGCGCCCGGTGATCGCCGTCCCGACCCCAGCGGCGACGTAGCTGCCGCCGGCGGTCGTGTGCCAGCGGTTTTTTGCCTGACTGTCCTGGGCCAGATCGACGGCCCCGAAAATCTCCCGATACTCCGGAGACGCAATGATATTACGCGCGTCGCGCCCGAAATCCGATGCCAAATCGGCCCCGTAGCTCGCCGAGATTATCTGCCGATCCGGGCGCCTCCCCAGCAGCCACGCCGGAGCGCGACGCGATACCAGCTCGGATTTCCCGTGCCGCGGCGGCGTGAGGATCATCACGCGCTTACTTTCGCCGCGGTCTACCCGCTCCACTGCCTCGCAAATCAGCCGGTGCATCGCCGCCGGGCGATATCCCGGCATCGTGTACGTGACAAACGGCAGCATCCGCTCCCGCGCCCGCGCCCGGTGCAGCGCAATCACGTCCCGCTCCAGGGCGAGCAGATCGGCTACCCTACTCCGTGCGGCCATAATCTTTCCATTTGTTGTTTTCGCCAACGAGCCAGTAGAAAGAACTGGAAACGATTTTCTGAAAAAACATTCCGAAAATTTCGTAAGCCAGAATCCTGGAAGCCAGGGGGACGCCCGTCTCACCCTATCCAACCGTCACGAGTTTGTGATGTTCGTTGGACATGATTAATCTTGTCCGATGGGCAATCATGGTGCATACCCTCACTTGTCAGGGCGAGAAAGCCCGCATAGGAGAGCCCCCGATGCCCCGCTACATTCTGATCGACAATGACTCCGGTTTCATTTTCGGCGATACCGCTGACCTGCCGCCCTACACGTTCGCCGGGGAGGATTTCCCGGTCTGCCAGAGCGGCATCACCCCTACCGAGGCGGCGCGCTGGCTTGATGAAGTCGTCATCCGCACGTTCGGCCGCACCTACGAATTCCTCAGCCACAATCCGGGCGACACCTCCACCGGATACCATGTCTACTGCGCCGGCATCAACGGATCGGATGCCGTTGTCGTGGCGGAGGACGGCCAGGACCGGGAGGCGATCGCCGCCGTCGAGCGCGACTGCGAATACGTCGGCTTCGTCCGCTGTCACGATGCCCAGGAGGGCTGATCTGTGTCGATCGATGCTGTCAGCGCGCTCACGGACGCTCTGAGCGCGCTGGCCACCGCGGAAAAAGCGATCAATATCGCGCTTTCGTGCATCGGTGCCGACGCTCCGGCGCCATGCACGCGACAAGATGTGGCTGCGCGCACTACGTCAGATCAGGTGCTATCCGTGCTGTCCAGCGCAGGCGGACCGCTGACGCTGATCGACGTGGCTGATGGCGTGGTCGCACTGCGGCGCGGTGAGGACGAGCCGCGAAAGCATGGCGGGACGCGATATCAGGAAATATGCCGGACCGCACTCATGCACCTCATCATGCGCGGTCTCGTCGAGCGCATCGACCCGCATGATCGTAAGGATGTGTGCGTTTCCAGCGCACGCCCCCCGGACAATAGTAGGTCAATCGATGCCGAGCCCCGCCGTCCGCGCCCGCACGGCGGCCTCGATCTGCTCGACCGTCCGGCCGTCAGGGAGCGCGACGGGGAGCGCGTCGATCGAAAACGCCTGCCGCTCCATCGTGATAAGCCGCGCCAAAGCCGCCGCAAGTTTTTCGTGCCCGTCGATTACGCCCTGACGTGACCCGAGTAGCGCCGCGTCGCCAGCCTGTTGCTCCGCGCCCGACGCCAGCCGCTCCATGCCCGCAGTCAGCCGCTCAGTCAGTCGGATCAGCCGAGCAATACCAGTCCGGTGGCTACGGACGATCTCGACCACACGGTCAGCCGCCGTATCCACCACCTCGCGTGACGTGACAGTGTCACGCCGATTGTCACATGCCTTGTCACACTCGATCAGGCGGGCGGCAGCCTCAGCCCTGACGCGCCCTGACAGGTCCTGTATCCACCCCCCAGCCTCTGCGTGACGACGCACCGTCTCGTAGCTGACACCGTGGAGGCGTCCGATCTCACGGACGGACAGCTGCCCGGCCCGATATTCGGATTCAACTCTTTCCCAGTCAACCGGGGCGCGTTTCATTGATCGTACCACTGTAACACCGACCGGCGACGCCCCGGATCATCTGGGGCAATTCGCCCATGGTGATTTCCTTATCACGAGTTTGTGATGTTCGTTGGACATGATTAATCTTGTCCGATGGGCAATCATGGTGCATACCCTCACTTGTCAGGGCGAGAAAGCCCGCATAGGAGAGCCACAGATGATCTATTCAGTGCTGGAAAACTCAGTCCCCGAGCGCGGGCGCAAACTCACCGCCTTGGAGGCGACCCGTCTAAGCATCCTCGGGTTGAGCGTGAAGTGCGGGACTGAAATCAAGATCCGTGACAACGGATTTATGTTTGTGGTGGACTGCGGGGGGCGTGAGTGTGATGTCGCTCGGCGGCGACAATCCCGCAAAGGGCGGATCATGAATCGCGCGATCCTCAACGATATCGACGCACGTCTGCACAGTCGCGACGAAAATGTCTCGGGAGACGCCCTTTGTGAACTTGGTTATTATAGCGGGACTGGGACTCCTCGCGTTGATCTTAGCCGCTACAGTGGAGAGATCGGCCCCGATTACATCTGCGCGCTGGACACCGGCGATATCGTCGCCTGGGGCGCCGAATACACCGATGGATTTGGCCACGATGGCCGGGAGCTGATCGTCTACACCGTGGTCCCGGCCTAATCCCCACATACAGGAGACGAGAAATGACCAGCCTCATCACATTGACACATCCCGAGGACGCTGATCGGGAATTCCATGCCGGAGATAGCTACAATCGCTCTGGTCCCGTCGATGACGCCGATATCGAGCGCGCTATCTCTGCGGCGGTCGCCGTGCTGCGCGAGGCCGGCGTGGCGCCGGAAGACGCTGAAGAAGTATATTTCAATGAGTGGATCGAATTTGGCGACGAAGCGTGGATGTCCGGTCTGGCGCTCCTCTGGATCGAGGCCCGCGAGGCGGCGAACCGCGCGCTGACGGAGACCTGGGCCACACGGTCCAATCTC